CAAGAACATTTAAAAGAGGATATGTAGAAAAAGGTTGGTTTAACTCAATTACTAATAAATGGGTTGATGATGAATATGCAGCAACAGTATCCAAAATTAAACAAAACGATGATTTATATTATTGGGAAGACGAGGATGAAGATGAAATTGATGGTGTTGGTGGATTTGCTACAGAAGAAGAAGCAATTGAATGGATGGTAAGTGAACACCACATCAAAGAATTGTATAATGATGATGGTTTAGTTTGGACTAAATTGAATTACACACCAAGTGATGATTAAGGAGAATCTGTTTATGAAGATGGATGAAATTTTACAAGAAATCTGGGGATTAGCACATTCACAAGGATTCTATGGAAGATTGTATGAAGCAATTATGGAATTAAAAGAAGAAGACCAAGAAGGTTATGAAGAATATAAAAATACATTAGAAGAACAAAACTTCAAAGATGTATTAGATATGGTATTATATTTTGAAGCATAAGGAGATTTATATGGAAACAAAATTATTTCATAAAGATGTATATATCCCAGAAGAGTGTTCATTAACCATAAAGCAAATGCAAGAACAATTCTTTGGTTATAAATTATCAAAGCATTTACAAGACCACATCAAAGATAATGAAACAACCTTTGATAGAAAACACAATTACACAAAAGAAGAAGTATTAAGTAAACTTGATACAATTAAAGGCAACCCAAGAGAGGTCTTTGAGGTTGAGATGAGCAGGGATAAAAAAGCATTTAGAACAAAGGACTGGGTTTTAACAAAGTTCTGTATTAGAATACCTTTTAATGATAATGATGATATGTGTGTGGCAATTAGACCAGACTATAGTGGTTCTGATGCCTTTTATAGATGGGGTTTTCTTATTGTGACAATTTGGATTAACTCAAACAGTGACTCACATACAACATTAGATGTTACAAAGTATTGCAGTGAAGAAGATTGGGAGAAAGCAAATGGAGAACAAAAATAATTGCTTTTTATTTAATGAGTGCAATCATAGAGATTGCAATAAAGATTTTTGTATGAGATTATACAAGTTGAATTACTTGTATGGTCTTGCACTATTATCACAACAGCAAAGAAAGCATATTTCTTTAGTTATTGATGATGATGAAACAGACAAAGAAGAGTTTCAAAATCTAAAATCAATTGAAAGTAATATTCTACGATTCGTAGAGAATGGAGAGAACTTATATCTACATTCAAGAATATGTGGTTGTGGAAAGACAAGTTGGGCATTGAGAATGATTCAAGCATACTTTAATAAAATCTGGCAAAAGAGTGGATTGGTGTGTAGAGCATTGTTTATAAATGTACCTAGATTTCTAATTGAATTAAAAGATAATATTTCAACTAAGAGTGGGTATATTACATATATAAAGGAAAATGTGTTAAATGCAGATTTGGTTGTTTGGGATGAGATAGGTAGTAAAGGTTTAACACAATATGAACACGAAAACATTTTGAATCTGCTTAATGCTAGATTAGATATGGGTAAAGCAAATATTTATACATCCAATTTATCAAATGAAGAACTTCACGATAGTGTTGGAGATAGATTATATAGTAGAATTGTAAACAATAGTATAGATATTCAATTAAATGGGGCAGATAAGAGGGGGATTAAGAATGAATTATAATGTATATGAAATTTCACCACATTATGCAATAGAGTATTTAAAGAAGAATCACCCAAAACACTCTTGTTGCTCTAATATATTTGTATGTTATGGACTATTTAAAGAAGAAGAGGGTGGACTATTTGGAACTCAAGATAAACTTATTGGTGTAGTTGCATACAGAAAACCTTGGAATAAAGGTGTAGGTAAAAGAATATTTGAAAAAGAATATGCTAATGGTGTTTTAGAGATACATAGATTATATGTAGAAACTAATGACCCTACAGATGAAATTGTATTGCTTGGACAATCTACAAGACAGTTAAGAGAAAAATATAAAAACATCTATGCCATTGTTGACTATGCAAAAGGGTATGATAGAATGGTCGTGTACACATTTACGGGTTTCTATGTTAGTGAAGACCACGACAGGTCAATTAGACATATTAAGTTTTTGTATAGAACAGAAGAAGAAAAACAAGCACTATTATCTAAATGTAAAGTAGAAGCAATATTAAAGTATGAGGGCTACTTAAAAGAAACACAGAAGGAAACAGACATTGATTCATTTTTAATTAAATTGGGTCGCATTTGGCATAAAAATAAAAAGTTAAGGTTTGGTCAGTTAATAATGAATGTGTTTGATAAGCAAGACATCTATAATAAAAAAGATGAAAGTTTTTTAAACGAATTGATTGACTTTTATGAATAGAAGTTGTATAATATATAGAAAGGAGTTGAAATGATACAATTACAGTTTCTTAATTATTTACTAGAAAAACAAGATTCATCATTGATTGTGTTAAACAATCTAAATGATGGGTTCTTTTCTGATTATAAAAGTGAATTCAATTTTATTAAAAACCACTTAGACCAGTATGGAAATATTTGTGATTTATCAACATTCTTAAATGTATTCCCAGATTTTGAGGTAATTAAAGTAAATGAGAGTGAAGCGTATTTAATTAAAGCACTCTATGATGACTATAATACAAGAAATATTGCAAGTGTTTTCAATAAGATTAGAACATCTCTTATGAGTGGTGATGTTGATAAAGCAATGCAAGACCTTAAGAATGCACAAGAGAATATGGTAGCAGGAGTTTCTATGACTTGTGTAGATATTGCTAAAGATACAAGTAGATACAATGACTATGTGGAGAGAACACAAGACTTTGGCAAATACTATATCTCAACAGGTTTTAAGGAATTAGATAAAGTTGTAGGTGGGTTTGATAGAGAAGAAGAATTAGCAACCATTGTAGCAAGAACAAATTATGGTAAATCTTGGATTCTATTAAAGTGTGCATTAGCATCTGCTCAACAAGGACTTAATGTTGGTATCTATTCTGGTGAAATGTCAGAGAGAAAGGTTGGATATAGAATTGATACTTTACTAGGACATATTAACAATGGTGCTATTATTCACGGTAATGTATCTTATCAAAATGAATATAAGAAGTATATAGATGAATTACCACATATGCTTAAAGGCAGTATTAAGGTATTAACACCAAAAATGATTAGTGGTCCAGCAACAGTAAACTCATTACAAGTGTTTATTGAGAAAGAGAAGTTAGACATCTTATTTGTAGACCAACTCTCACTATTAGAAGACCAAAGAAAAGGTAAGACACCTGTAGAAAAAGCATCTAATATTTCAAAAGACTTAAAGAATTTACAAGTAATGAAAAGAATACCTATCATTAGTGTATCACAACAAAACAGAACAAAAGCAGATGATGGTGTAGATACAACACAAATTGCTCAAAGTGATAGAATTGGTCAAGATAGTACAATGATTCTATTCTTGGAAAAGAAAGATGACATAATGAAGATTACATTAGTCAAATCAAGAGATAGTGAAAATGGTAAAGTATTAACATATTGTGTTGACCTTAATCTTGGAAACTTTGTATATATTCCAGATGAGAATGATGCAAATGGTGGAGAGGTTGAAGAGGATTATGAAACAAGATACACAGAAAAAGTAGAAGGAGAGGATGTTGATTTCTAATGATTTTAGTAGATGGTAAAGTATTTAAAGTAGACATTGAATCTATACTAGAAAGAATACAACAAGAACTCACTAATGGTAAGTTAAGAACCTTCAAGAGAAAAACTTCAGGCATTAGTGTTCCTTGTCCAGTTCATAGTGATGGTATGGAGAAGCATCCATCCTGCTATATCAATGATGATGGCATTTGGCATTGCTTTGCTTGTGGTTCAAGAGGGGGAATAGATTCATTTGTAGCACATTGTTTTGAGATTGACCTTAAAGATGCTAGAAAGTGGTTGTATGATAGGTTTGAATTTAATGATAGTGATAAAGAAATTGACCTACAACCAATAGTTATAAACAAAAAGAACGAAGTTAAGGTATTAGATGAGAGTATACTTGACACATATCAATCATTTCATCCATATATGACAAAAAGAAAGTTAAGTCAAGAGATATGTGAGAAGTTTAGTGTTAAATATGACAGCAAATCCGAATCACTTGTCTTTCCAGTATGGGATGAAAAAGGTAAACTTGTATTACTAACTAGAAGAAGTGTCAAAAACAAGACATTTATGATAGATGCAAATGTAGAGAAACCTGTATATCTGTTGAATTTCATAGAAAAGGAAAACATAAAGGATGTAATAGTATGTGAGAGTCAAATAAATGCTTTATACTGCTGGACTTTGGGTTATCCTGCAATAGCACTATTTGGAACTGGTTCAGAACATCAATACAAAGTGTTAAATAACTGTGGAATAAGACATTACACACTTGCATTTGATGGTGATGATGCTGGAAATAAGGGTAGAGAGAGGTTTTTGCATAAAATCAGAGATGATGTATTTGTAGACTGTGTAACTCTACCAAAAGGTATGGATTTAAACGATTTAGACAAAAATGAAATAAAATTTTTGCTCAATCATAGTGTATTTTGAGAAAAATTATTGTATAATATAAGTGAAATAAAAAGAAAGGAGAAAAAAGTATGGCAACATTTAATTTTGAAGCGTACAAACAACAAGAAAAAGAAAGAAGCAACAAGTCAAGTTCTCAAAAAGAGTTTAAGAAAGTTGGGTATCTTAATACTTTAAAAGATGATGGAGATGAAGTTATTGTAAGATTTGCTTATGATTCACCTTCACAATTTGACACAGTTACAGTTCATAGAGAACAAATTGGTAATAGATATAGTTATGTATCTTGTTTAAGAGATGCTTATGCACCACTTACAGATTGTCCTTTATGTGCTAGAGGTGATGCTGTTACAACAAGATTCTTTGTAAAGGTAATTGCATATGAATTAGATGAAAATGGTAATGTAGTTGCAAGTGGTAAAGTATGGGATAGACCAATTTCATTTGCATACAAACTTGCTGATTTCTGTAAAGAGTATCCAGACTTATCTGATTATATCTTCAAGATTAAGAGAAGGGGTGAAAAGGGTTCAATGAAAACAGAATATGACATTATTCCTACAAACCCAAATATTTACAAACAAGACATTTATGTAAAGGATTTCTCTTGCTTTGATAACTTTGATTTATCACACCACTCTTACTATGACAAGAGTTTTGATGAGGTAGAAAACTTTGTAAGCACTGGAAACTTTGAATCTAAAGAAGAAGCAAAGGTACAATATCAACAACCAGTAGCACAACCACAAGTTGTCAGAGAAGTACCAAAAGAAAGACCACAAATTGACCCAACAGATAGACCAAGAAGAACTTACTAATATATGGATATATTTGATTTACTTGGAATAGAATCAGAAAACGATAAAGAGAAAACATCCAAGATTGTTAAGAAAATAAAAGAACCTAAAGAACTTGCTGGGAATAAAGCAATTACCAGTAAGAAACTTTCTAAAAAAGAGAAAGTAGAATTGATTAAGCAAAATGTAATCAATATTTTAGGTAAACACTTGGATGATTCTTTTGTGGTTAAAACCAAAGAAGAGTTTGTTGACTATGTTGATACTTCCATTGAGAATAATCTAATAGTAATAGACACAGAAACAAATAACAGTCTTGACCCATTAACCTGCAAGATAATGGGTTTATGTCTTTATACTCCAGGCAAGAATCAATGTTATGTCCCAGTAAACCACAGAGATGTTGATACTGATTTAAGGTTAGAGTGGCAACTCACAGAAAATGACTTAAATGAACAATTACAAAGATTAGTTGATAATAATGTAAAGATAATCTACCACAATGCGAAATTTGACTATCAAGTTCTTAAATGTACTTGTGGTGTAGAGTTACCAATATATTGGGATACAATGATTGGTGCTAGGTTGTTGAATGAGAATGAAAGTGCTGGATTAAAAGAGCAATATGTACTTCATATAGATAGTGAACAAGAAAAATATTCAATTGAGAAACTATTTGAAAAGGAAGAGTATGCAATCTTTGCCCCAGAACTATTCTCACTTTATGCCTCTACAGATGCTCTAATGACATACAAGTTATATGAGTATCAAGTTAATTTATTTAATCAAGAAGAGAATAAAGGTGTTTACAAGTTGTTTAGGGATGTTGAGATGCCTTGTATAAAAGTGGTTGCTGAGATGGAACTTACAGGCATTGCTATTGATTTAGAGTATTGTGAGAGACTATCTAATAAGTATCATAATCAATTAGATGAGTTAAATGAACAAATCAATAAAGAACTTGATGGATTAAAGGACAAGATAAACAAATGGAAACTTACACCAGAAGCAAACGAAAAGAAAATAAGTGGTGATAAGGTTTCTAAGTCAAAGGCAGAACAATTAGAAGACCCAATCAATCTTGGAAGTCCAACTCAATTAGCAATACTTCTTTATGATGTATTAAAGATAGAACCTGTTGATAAGTTAAAACCAAGAGGAACAGGAAAGGAAGAATTAACAAAGATTTATGATAAGACAGGATTAGAATTGTGTAATCTTTTGTTAGAGCATAAGAAACTATCCAAACTCATTGAAGCATTCTTGGATACATTACCAAAGAAAGTAAATGAGAAGACAGGAAGAATCCATTGTACTTTTAGACAAATAGGTGCAGATACAGGTAGATTTAGTTGTACAGAACCAAACCTTCAACAAATTCCATCAAAGAACAATGAAATTAGATTGATGTTCAAGGCACAAGATGGTTATGTTTTAGTTGGAAGTGACTTCTCTCAGCAAGAACCAAGACTATTATCAAACTATTCAAGAGATGATAATATGGTTAAAGCATACCAAGAAGGCAAGGACTTATACTCAATGATTGCTTCAAAGGTATATCACAATAAGTATGAAGATAATTTGGAACACTTTGAAGATGGTAGCATCAATGAAGATGGCAAGAAGAGAAGGTCTAGTGTTAAGAGTTTACTACTTGGAATTATGTATGGAATGGGAACTGCATCAATTGCAAAGAATATTAAAGGAACATATCAAGAAGCAAAAGACATCTTGGATGGTTTTTATACAGAGTTTCCAAAAGTTAAGAAGTGGATTGATAAGACAGAAGAAGATGGAAAGAAGGTCGGATATGTAGAAGATTGGTATGGAAGGAGAAGAAGATTACCAAACTTATTACTACAACCATATGTAATTCAATATAAGGATTCATCCAAAAATTCAACCTCATTTAACCCATTCTTATATTGTAAAGATTTAGAGTTAGAAGATACAAAGATAAAGAAATATCGTAAACTTTGTGAGAACATTAAGACACCGAAGGATTATGATGAAATTAAACAAAAGGCAGATAGAGATGGAATTTCAATACATTCAAATACCACTTTGATTGCAGAAGCAGAAAGACAATGTGTTAATGCTAGAATACAAGGCGGTGCTGCAACAATGACAAAAGTGGCAATGATTAAGTTGTATAATGATAAGGAATTAAATGACTTAGGATTTAAGATGCTTATAGGTGTTCACGATGAATTGATTGGAGAATGCCCTAAAGAGAATGCAGATAAAGTAGCAGATAGGTTGACTTATATTATGATGACTTGTATTGAAGATTATTGTATTGTACCATTCAAGTGCGATGCTGAAATATCTGAACATTGGTATGAAGATGTTTACAGCAGTTCAATTAGAAAAGAGTACAGTAAATTAAAAGATAAATGTGATAACCCATTTGCTGAATTGTGTAAAAATCACAAAGAATCTAGTGAAAATTTCTTAGAAAGAGTGATAAATGAGTAAAAATGTGGTATAATATTATATAGGAAAATAGAAAGGAGAACATAAATGATATTAAAAGCAAAAGATTTTAAGAATGCCTGTAAGAGCATTTTAGATGCATTAGACACAACACTTAAAATAGAGATTAGTGAAAAACTTGAGTTGTTGTGTGGTGATAACAAGTTAGTATTAAATGTTACTAATGGAGATTACTTTGTAAGTGTGATTCTTGATGTAGAAGATGATGAAGAGTTCAAGGCAACCATTGATGCAAAGAAGTTCTTATCGCTTATTTCAAAGATTACAACAAATGAATTAGAATTAGGTGTTGAAGGCAACGCACTTATAGTTAAAGCAAATGGTACATATAAGTTACCTATGAGTTGTTCTGATGGAAAACTCATTGGATTAAAACCGATTGTAATCAATAATATTACATCTGAGTTTAATATTGACAGTGACATCTTATTAAGTATATTTAACTATAACTCAAAGATGATGGATACAAAAGGTGCTTCATTAGATTCAAAGAAGAGAATGTGTTATATTGATGAACAAGGTGCGATTACTTTCAATGTTGGTGCTTGTGTAAACAACTTCACATTAGAACAACCGGTGAAAATCTTAATCACTAACAAAGTTGTAAAGTTATTCAAACTATTCAAAGACAACTCAAGCGTACAGTTTAGTATTGGATTTGATGAAGTTAATGGTGAGGTTAAGTCAAAGGTTAAGTTTGATTCTGGTAATATTTGTATCACATCAATTTTACCAAGTGATAATTTAAAGGCAGGTATTCCTGTTAAGGCAATTAGAAACCTTGTTGAAAACATTTATGCATACTCAATCAATATGGATAGAGTAGAACTATCACAAGCAATTGACAGACTATTATTACTTGCAGAAGACAAGAAAGATTATAAGTTTAATTTTGAATGTGATAAGTTAATAATCTCTGATTTGGATTCTAACAGCAGTGAAGTAATATCTTATACAAATACTTCAATTGATACTCCATATGCTGCTACACTTGATTTAGAGGTCTTAAAAGCAACTTTAGATGGTTGTCAAGAACAATATCTTACAATGTATTTTGGTGATGGCAGAGCAGTTATAGTGTCACGAGGCAATGTAAAGAATATTATTCCAGAGGACTAATATGGCAGACAATAAAGGTAAAAAGTGGGAAGAAAAATTTAGGGAAGACTTTTTAAGGTCTATCCCTAATTCCACTATTGACAGACTATATGACACAACAAATGGGTATTATGGTATAAAAAACATTTGTGATTTTATAGGTTATTCATACCCAAACATATACTATTTGGAGTGTAAAGAACACAAAGGTGCATCTTTTCCATTTGCTAACCTAACTCAATATGAAGACCTAGTTGAGAAGGTTGGAATTAAAGGTGTCAGAGTAGGTGTAGTCTTGTGGTTAAGTGAGAAAGATTTGGTTATGTATGTTCCAATATCAACCATTACAAAGATTATGGAAAGTGGTGTGAAATCTGTCGGAATTAAGCAAATCAAAGATGGTTATAACATTAAGATTATACCAGCAATAAAAAAGAGAGTATATATGGAGTGTGATTTCAGTTGTTTATTAGAACTGGAAGAAGGAGAATAAATGAAAACTTTTTTAGAAAATGTTGATGAAATAACATTAAATCGTATTGTAAAAGATACAGAAGATAATGCTGAGTGTTTTAAGATAATGTATGAAGACCAAGTAAAAAAGTATAGTGAGGGTCTTGATAATTTGATGAAAGACATTTATTTTGACTGTGTTCAAGTAGATAATCCATCAATGAGCATAATTCAAAAGTATTATCTTGAACTAACTAATATGATTTACTTTATGATAGAGAAGATGGAGAAGTTAGGTATCTATTCGGACTTATCTTCAAGTGCAAGTAAGGAAGCATACTCAAATTCTTATCTTGCATATAGTGATGACAAAGATGAGAAAGGTAAGACAAGATTAACAGTTGCAGAACTACAAGCAAAAGCAAGTAATGATGCACAATATCCAGAAGTTGTAAATGCAATATATGATAGAGCATATAAGACATTGAAAGGCAAAGTTTCATCTGCACAAGATATGGCAGACACATTGAAGAGAATTTTATACACAATGACAACAGAAATGAGTTTATCTATGTCAAGTGCTAATTATCAAAACGAGTATTTTAAAGGAGATAGATAATGGGATTAAGTGATGTATTGAAGAAAATACAAAAAGATTATGGCGATTCAGTAGTTAAGTTTGGAGTAGATGAACTATCAGCAGATGGTATATTATCTTTAGGTAGTCCATCTTTTGACTATTGTGTTTATGGTGGTGTTCCAGAAGGTAGAATAGTTGAGTTTAGTGGTCCAGAAGGTAGTGGTAAAACCACATCTGCTTTTAGGGTTGCTGCATCTTATCAAAGAAAAGAGATTGAAAGAAATCCAGATAATCCAAGAGCAATTATCCTTTTAGACAACGAAGGAACAGCCGACCCTATTTGGGCAAAGACATTAGGTTATGATATGAGTGAAAAAGCAAAAGTTCAAACTGTTATTATCAGACCAGAAGCACAAAGTGCAGAACAAATCTTTGATATGGCAATAGATATGTTAAAGACAGGTGAAGTTGGTTTGCTTATCTTTGACAGTATTGCAACATTAGTTCCACAACAAATCATTGATGAATCACAAGAGAAAAAACAAATGGGTGGTATTTCAAATTCATTAACAAGATTTGCAAATACTGCTGTAGGTCTTTTAAGAAAGTATAAAGCAACACTTATTGGAATTAACCAAGTAAGAGAAAATCTTAGTGGTTATGGTGATTTTTTACAAACACCTGGTGGTCGTGCTTGGAAGCATCAATGCTCTATGAGGTTGATGTTCAAGAGAGGTGATTTCTTTGATGAGGAAGGAAATAAACTCACAACAAAAGCAGAAAGTCCAGCAGGACATACTATTGAAGTTGCAGTATTAAAGACAAAGGTTTGCAGATGGGATAGAAAGGTTGGCACAATGTCTTTGAACTATACAAAGGGTGTAGACATTGTTGCAGACACAGTTTTAGTTGCTATCCATCTTGGTTTGATTGACAATTCAGTCCAAGGATTCTTCAAACTTCTTGACCCTGATACTAAAGAGGTCTTAATTGGTGATGATGGTAAAGAAATTAAGATTCGTGGTAAAAAGAATATCTCAACATACTTCAATGACCATCCAGATGTATTTAAGAGATTATACAACAAAGTATATGAGTTATTAGAGCAAAGAGAAAGTTCAAACTTTGATACATTTGCTAGACTTGTATATGGTGATGAAGAAGATATGAGAGAGAAGTTTAATCTTACAGATAAAGACTTTGAAGACTAATGATTATACTATTAAGTAATGCAGCACAAGTATATGAAACAGTTAAACTCAACAATAGTGCATTCCTTTCAATAGCAATATTTTTAGGATTAGCATTTATTGTTGGTTTAATTATAACAATATTTAGGAGTGGGAAATGAAACAATATAGTAGTTTAACATTTAATAACATAGCAGAGTTTTTACCTTTCATAGAAGTTGTTTGGAATGGTAAGGTTGTTTATAGAGATGGAAGCACTAAGGAACTAGATGAATTTTATTATGAATATGGTGATAGAATAGTTTATGAGATAAGTATGAGAGTTGTTGATGTTCATCATCTTATAATATATGTAACTGGAGAATAAGTATGGATAAAGAATTCAAGAGAAAAATAGGAAGAGTAAAGATAAAAAACTTCTTTAAGTATACATTAGCAAAACCATTTATATGTTTATTTAATGTTTTTTATTTTATGCGTTATCCTTTCTTACAACCAAGAAATGTGTGGACAGGGAAGAAATATTGGGATTTCAATGAATTCTGTTGTTTGCCAAGAGGTTGGAAAAAAGCATTTGGAAGACAATTAAGAAATGATTTAAGAAAAGCATTGATTAAGGATGGAATATTAAAGACTTTTTACTTTACTCAGATTAAAGAAAAATATGGTGAATTATGCTTATATAATAATGGTACAGGTGAAGCAACAGAATATGTAATTAGACACTATGAAGAATTATCCAAGTGTTATTGTATCAAATGTGGTAAACCAGTAAGGTATATGACAACAGGATGGATTATGTATCTTTGTGAAGATTGTTTTGATGAGGTTAGTAATAAAGATAGAGATAACTATGAAGAATATAAACTTTCTCATAGATTAACAAAAGATGATATATCACATTGGGTTAGAAATGAAAATGGAGTATCAACTCAATTAGATTATGGTGTAGATTTTGAAGAATTGTGGGGATTAAAATAATGGAAAGCACAAGATATTATAGTGATAGACAAGAAAAACAAGTGTGTAAAGATTTAGGTGCAAGACAACAACCGTCATCAGGAAGTGGAAAGTTTAGAAAAGGTGATGTTCTTGTAGAAGGGTGTTGTTTAGTAGAGTGTAAGACTTGTGAAGCACCAAAGGAGTCATTTTCTATCAAAAAATCTTGGATAGCAAAGAATAAAGAAGAATGTTTGACTCAAAGAGTATCAAATGGTGTTATAGCATTCAACTTTGGACCAGACCAAGAGAATTATTATGTAATAGACACAAAATTGATGAAGTTTTTACTAGAAAAATTGCAAGAAGAAGAC